CCGGATTGAGATTTGAGGATTTGACAGAGGCCGGATTATCCAACTATGCGATACACCTGCGAGAGGTAAAATATTTGCAAAACTCAACGATAATAAAGCAAATAAAGCTCCTGAAGTGGTTTTTACGCTGGGCAACCGTAAAGGGATATTGTCAGACGCTCGACTACATTAATTTCAAACCGAAGCTGAAGACTACCGAGAAAAAGATCGTTTTCCTCGACTGGGCGGAACTGATGACCGTATACAATTATCCGTTCACCGATAAGCAGAAAACCCTCGAACGGGTACGGGATGTATTTTGTTTCTGCTGCTTTACGTCGTTGAGGTATTCCGACGTGGCGAACCTGAAACGGTCGGATGTGTTCGACGGCCATATTTCCCTTACGACGATTAAAACCGCCGACAGCATTAAGATCGAACTAAACAAATATTCCCGTGCGATCCTCGATAAGTATGCGGATCAGCAGTACCCGGGGAACCGGGCCCTGCCGGTAATCAGCAATCAGAAAATGAACGATTACCTAAAGGAAATGGGGAAAATCTGCGGAATCGATCAATCGATAACAATTACCTATTATCGAGGCAACGAACGTATCGATGAAGTTTATCCCAAATACGAACTATTGGGAACCCATACAGGCCGCCGAACGTTTATTTGCAACGCTCTGATGATGGGCATAGCTCCGCAGGTCGTAATGAAATGGACGGGACACAGCGACTATAAAGCGATGCAGCCTTATATAGACATTGCCGATTCTGCGAAAGCCGAGGCGATGAAACTGTTTGATAAATAAAAAACGGATAGATAAATTTAGAAATATTATGGGAACTGTAGACTGTGGATCGTATAAATTGGATGTATCTAATGACGGTGCCGTAAAATTAATATTTTGTGATCTTCACACAGATGAGGGGCAATGTCAATTAGATTTGTATTACAGAAATAAGGTTAATTATTTACGCGATCATCCTGAATTATGCACTTATGATATAATGGAAAAGTTATACAATGAAGCTCTCGATATTGCTGGTTTTAGTAATAGTGTTGAAGTGGTATATAAGGAGAAAGGGGATATAATAGAATGTACGGTTAATGGAATTGATATAACCAACGTATATAGTGTATCGTTAGTTTGGATTATTAAGACCTATTTTAAGGCGCTTGATAAAAAGCGGAAAGATGAGGATGTGTCACATTTAATGGATAAAATAGACACAACTATTAATACTAATCGGCCCAACGACACCAACAGCGACACGAATATAATAACTGATATTCCAGACGAAGAGAGTACAGACAATCCAATCACTCGTGACGGGATTTGGTTTCTATTTTCCATGCTTCGGCAAAAAGGAGTGATAAATCAGATGTCAGACACAAAGCTATCCAGTATCGTTAATACCTTAACAGGGTATAGCATTGAAAAATTACGACAAAGTAAACTACATACTCAATCATCAAAAGATAAGGTAGTTTCATTACTGGAGGATATAATATCAAAAATAAAAGCTTAACAACGGCAATAGGGGAACGGATAATATCTATCTTTCATTTTGTACCTATTGTACCCCTTATTTTGTACCCGTTGTACCCTTGATTTGCAACATCTTAACCCCTAATCTTGCATTATCAAATTTGATATAGCGGAGTAGCTTCCCGCCATTGTTGAATCAAAAAATGATAATGCAATGTATACAGACATTACAGGGGAAACCCCTATCGGGGCTCTGACCGTTTCTCAGCTTGTGGATCTGCTGGATAAGTATAAACCGGCAAGACCTACCACCCCGGCCCGTGATTACACGCAGGGTTATGTGTATGGGCTCAAAGGTATTCGTAAGTTATTCAATGTATCTCACCCCACCGCCCAGCGTTACAAAGACACGTTTCTAAAACCGGCTATTCGTCAAAATGGCCGTAAGATCATCGTCGATGCTGTTAAGGCCCTCGAATTGTTTGATGAATATTCCAAAAAGTAGGAGGGCCGGCGATGAATGACAAAAGAAAAGCCGCCCCCAACAGGGACGGCAAAGAGTGGCAAAACTCCAATTTGATTTCACGACACAAAGATAGCAAAAATTTGTTCGCTTTCCACCAGCGCCGCGTATTTAATTTGCTATCCGACGGAATTCCGCGCACAGTAGCCGATATTTCCGCCGATCTTCGCCTGTCAGACCCTCGGAGCGTTATTCGTGATCTACGAAACAAAGGAGTGAATATTTCGGATTTTTGGTGTGATTCAGCACACGGCAGTCGCTATAAGCGATATTTTATCGAGCCAAGCGAGCCCCATATTACAGGAAAGGAGGGGCGCGATGAGTAAGCGCGATATCCCGAAAATCCGAGAGGGATTTACGTTTTATCGCAGTTTTCGGGATGCGATAGAAATGACAGATGCGACCGATCAATTGGTTTTATACAAAGCGATCGCCGACTATGCACTCGATGGTATAGAGCCCGATATTTCGGCGTTGGATGTTTTGGGTCGGTTATGCTGGACGGCTATAAGTCCCAGTATTAAATCCGGTCGTAAAAACTTTGAAAACGGATGTAACGGAGGTGCACCGAAGGGGAATTGTAACGCGAAAAAACAACCCAAAAACAACCGAGATTCAACCGAAAAACAACCGGCCCAAACAAGCAATGAGAATGAGAATGAAAATGAAAATGAAGAAAAGAAACTCCCTAACGGGAGTAAAGAAAGCGCGGACAAGCCGCGCAAGCGCCGCCGGCCTTCGCCAGCGTCGCCCTCCCCTGACGAGTTCGAGGAGATCGTAAAGTTCTACAACGACACCTGCAAATCGCTGCGTCCCGTAAAAACACTTACCGACAAGCGGCGGGAGGCCGTATCTGCCCGGCTCCGCGAGCACGGCCGGGAGGCTGTTTTCGACGTGATCCGGGCCGCCGGCCGGTCGTCGTTTCTCGCCGGACAGAATACTCGCGAATGGACGGCCGACTTCGATTGGATTTTCAGACCGGTAAATTTCGTGAAAGTGCTGGAAGGCAAATACGAAAACAAAGAAAAGTCGCAACAGCATGGAAACGAAAGCGATCAACCCTCCGTAACGTCCGTTAAAATACCCCTCTAAATTGCAGATTATGACTGAAACGACAATACCCCAAGCCGTAGAACTGGAGCGATCCGTAATCGGTGCGTTGCTACAGGACCCGAACAGAATTGCGGATGTGGTTAAAATACTATCGCCCGAATCGTTCTACGATGAAAAAAATACGGTTGTTTATCGGACATTGCTCGATATGTTCGATAACAATACCCCGGTTGATTTATTCGTGGTCGGGAGACGGTGCGAGAAATCGCCGTTATTCGAAGATCGCGCCGGCATTATGTATGTCACGGATTGTTATACCAAAGCAGGCACTGGCACCGATCTGGTATATAAGGCACAGATTATAGCGCAGATGTATATTCTTCGCTTGCTGATGTCGGCCGGGTTGAGGATTCATTCGCTCGCCAGCGACGATAAGGCAGACGTAGCCGACGTGCTGGATGAAACGAATAGCCTGATCGATAAAATCAATGCGCTAACTTGTGGCAATTCTGCGGAGCGGTCGATTCGGGACAGTATTTCGGAAGCGCTGAGGCGGACGGAACGGCGACAAGAGGCGCGCAAAGCCGGGTTATCGTGTGGCATTCCTACCGGCATATCGGATTTGGATCGGCTTACGGGCGGCTGGAAAGGCTCGCAGTTGATTGTTTTAGCTGCCCGCCCGTCTATGGGCAAAACGGCCCTAATGCTTCATTTTGCCAAAGTGGCGGCGAGATACGGCACGCCGGTTTGTATTTTCTCGCTGGAAATGTCGCACGTCAGCCTGTCGGACCGTCTGTTGCTTTCCGAGTGCGACGTTGAGGCCGATTCCTATCGCAACGCCGATCTGTCCGCTGAGGACTGGCAAGAGCTCGAAAGCGCGACTGCCCGGCTGGAAAGGCTGCCTATCCATGTAGACGATAATGCCGTCGTCTCGATGCGGTATATAAAAACCCGCTGCCAAATCCTGCAAAAGCGGGGCAAATGCGGCATGATTATGATCGATTATTTGCAATTGGCCGACACCTCGACCGGGCAGCGCAATCGCAATCGGGAGCAAGAGATCGCCCAAGCCAGCAGGCAGGCCAAGATCATAGCCAAAGAGTTGGACGTTCCGGTCGTGTTGCTTTCTCAGCTATCCCGCAGGTGCGAGGAACGGGCAGACAAGCAGCCGCAATTATCGGACTTGCGGGAATCGGGTGCGATAGAGCAGGACGCGGATATCGTGGGGCTTTTGTATCGTCCGGCCGCTTACGGCATCAGAGAGATAAATACGAACAGATTCGGCTGTATCTCGACGGATGGTCTCGGGATAATCAATATCGCCAAACAAAGGGACGGGGCCACCGGTTGGGCGGTATTTTCCCATAATCCGAGTATGACCAAGATACGGGATTGGGATTCTTTGGGAAGCAATGGGGATTCGCCCAAAAGCCCTTTTTAAGCTCTTTTAACCCTTAATCGCTGGCACTAACCACAGAGATAACGAGTAAAACAATATTTAAAACTTTTTAATCATGGAAGAAAAAAGCATTATCCAACTTATCAAGGAACAAGCCAAAAACTCAAAGAATGCTTACGAATGGATGGAAAGCCTGCCGGGAGACGTTGTCCGGTCTATCTTAGAACGGGCCGATGCCGTAAAGCGTGCCCTTGAATGGGCGGAAAGCCTACCGGATGCAGACCAAAACGATAACGAGGGTTACACACACTAATTTTTTACACGATTAACAAACTAAAAAAACGATTATGAAAAAACAGAGTTACACAGCAATTATTTCGGCACATAAGGCCGCTATACCTCAGATACAGGCCGCCGTTTCTGCGTTGGATAAATCCGGATTGACCGCAGCGGGCACCTCAATTAAGTTATTGGCAGAGGGAGACCTTGTAAGCTTTCGGGACAGGGCAATGATAATCGCCGAGGAAGATGCCAAACAGATAAAAAGCGCACACACTCGCAAGATGTTGACGAAGGAATCTTTGGAATATATGAACGGTGTAATCGTCGATTCGGCCCGGGTGGTTCGTGAGGCACTACGGCTCGATGAGGAGGATCGTCTCGATTATTCGGCATATGATATACAGGGAGGGGAAGTTGTATTATCTCCCGAATGGTTGGAAAATAAAAACCGGGAGAAACTGATCGAAGAATCCCAAACACGGGGACGAATAATGCAGTTATTCGAGGACCTGAAACGGCAGATAGAGGAAGTTAATGCGTTTGTCGCCGATAACCAGTATTATGAACGCGGGCTACTCCCGGAAAATAGTGACAAGCGCTGTATCATTCGCTTGGGAGATACTGGGGAACTGTATTTCGACAGAGAAGCATTCGACTATCTCTTTGATTAAAATGACATTTGGGCATAAAAAAAGGATGAAAGACTTTCCCGTATCTGAGAATAAAGGCACGGGGAAGTCTTTATCGATTGCTCGTTTTCACCTCGTTGCAACCTCGCTGTCCCCTTTGTGTAACCTTTGTGTCCCTTTGGGTAGCCTTTGGGTTGTTTTCAGTAAGAGGATGAGGCAAAACGGTTATCGGGCGTAGTTTAAAATTCCGGTTACATGAACAAGCCAAAGGAAAAACGCAGGGGAGGCGTTTATGACGATTCGGAAGTGTACATTGATTATTCCCGGAAACGGTTGATGATTATGATACGCATGATAACAAGACGAACCGCCAAATACCGAATGGCAGATAGACGGCTCAGAAGACCTCGTAAATCCCGATCTGAATCCTAATTGTATGCACATAAATGTTTGCATTTTGATTAAACTAAAACAAAATCACACCATGACGGCCGCTCGCCGAAGCAAGAAAAACTCTAATTAAGATGGCTAAACTTAAATTTGAAACGACGGCTAATTTAAAGCCTATCGACGACCTTCTTACTCGTATCAAGGAGTTGGAGCAGCATATCGCCTCGCTCAAAAAAGAGATGCGCTCGATCAATGCCGCAGACCCTAAAATAGACCCCTTGCTCAAAGACCTGAAGGCATCTAAAGAGGAAATAAACAACCTGGTAGCGGAAATCAATCGGATCAAGCAGGCTCAGTTGGACAGACAACGCGAGCAGGAACAGGCTGCGACTCGGGAGAAAGAATCCATCGCCTCGCTGCTGCGGGCCTATGAAGAATTGCGTCAAAAGGTAGCCGATACCGCGAATAAAAGCACCTCGCCAAGTTCCGGAGCGAATAATGCCCCGTCGATCAAAGAGGAAACGCAGGCTTACGATGAGCTTCTCAGTAAAATAAGAACCCTATTGGGCAGCCGGGAGGAAACCATTGCCTCAATGCTCAGAGAAGAGAATGCGATTCGTCTGATTAAGAAAGAGCTAAAAGGCTTGCAAAAGCTCGAATCCGACGGCATAAATCTTACGGAAGCCCAAAGACAGCGGAGAATCCAACTGACAAGCTCTCTCGAAGAACACAAGCAATCGGTTTCACAGCTCAAGCAAATACTCGCGAACGAAATAAAATCCGAGCAGGCCGTTCGTGGCTCGATGAATGAGATGTCGCAGTCTTTGGGAACAATGCGCATGTTTTACAGGACCCTGAACGAGGAAGAGCGCAATACTCAATTCGGCCAAGAGCTTTTGAAACGCATCCAACTGGTCGATACGAAAATAAAAGAGCTGGACGCATCGATCGGCAATCATCAGCGCAATGTAGGCAATTATGCCTCGCACTGGGACAGCCTCGGGTTTTCAATCCAACAAGTAGCACGGGAGCTTCCCTCTATTTCTTATGGCCTGAATGTTTTTTTCGGAGCCATATCCAATAACCTGCCTATTTTGGCTGACGACATCCGGCGAGCGATAGCGAAATATAAAGCCGCTGTTGCTGAAGGGAAAGCGGCTACCCCTGTATGGAAACAGATCGTGAAATCCATCTTCTCATGGCAAACGGCATTGGTAGGCGGAATTACCCTGCTCACTCTTTACGGGAATGAAATCGCCGACTGGGTCGAGGAATTATTTAAAGGCAAAAAACAAATCGATGCAGCAGCGATTGCACAAGAACATTTTCACAATGCAATAAGCAAGGGGACTACTGATGCTCAACGGGAAATAACAAAACTGGATTTGCTGTATAAGGCAGCTACTGACACTTCCAAAGCATACGATGAACGTCGGATTGCCATTGAAAAGCTGCAAAAAGAATACCCAGCGTATTTCGGCAATATGGACGCGGAACTGATTGCGGCCGGTATGCTTAAAAATAAATACGATGAATTGCGGGCCTCTATTATCGAAGTTTCCAAAGCAAAAGCAGCACAGGATATTTTGTCGGAAAATCAGAGCACTATTTTGAAAATTCAGGGTACTGATGAATATAAAGACATACTATCCTATGCTCAAAAAATAAGAAACATACCGGCCAAAATCAACGAGCTAAAAAGTAAAGGGATCGGGGAAGATTCCCCCCTAATAAAAGGGCTTAGGCTTAGTATTCGCTGGCTATGGAATAGTATCGAGAAGTCAAGCAAAGAAATCGGGAAAAAGTTGGAGTTGCCCGAAGACGCATTTACGGACATCAGGCAATATATCGAGGCTCTAAACAAGGCAAACGAGAAGTTGGCCATGACTGCCGAGACCTTATACACACGCGAATCGCCTGATGATAAAAATAATTATGCCTCTAAATTGCAAAAGGGCCAAAACAAAGTAATTGCGACCCGGGAATCCCTTGCGGAAATCCTGAAAGCGAATGAGGCCGCACTCCAAAATTCGCTTCTCGATATTATGGCCGAAGGGCAGGAAAAGGAGCTCGCACAACTGGATAACGCGACCCGGGAAAAACTCCACAAGATCGAAGAGGCTCGCCAAAAGACCATCGCCGCTTATGCTACCAAAGGACAAGAGCCTAATCCCGACGAATTGGCCAAGCTGGATGAGACGAAAGCGAACGATGAAAAAGCTGCGGAATTAGCAAGGGTTGCCATTGTCGCAAAATATGCCCGGCAGGAAGAAGAACTTTGGCGCAACGTGGCCGATGTTTTTTTGTCGGAAGAAGCCCGCAAGCGGCAAGGAGTTCAAAAGACGTTCGACGAATACCGCAGACTGGCGGAATCGCTGCTTAAGGGTGGCTCTATTGGAGAAAGCGAGTATAATGCCCTCATGGGCGAAATAGGAAGGGCCGAGAAACAAGCAGCCTTTTCCGATCTGCTTCAAAAGTATCAAAGCTACACGGATAAACGGATTGAATTGGAGCGTCTGTTTGATGAAGAAGAAAAGACATTATTAGCTAACCGTACCGAAGAAAATGCAGATACGATAGATAGATCTTTGCATGAACTGGCCCGCCGCCGGGCCAAAGAGTTAGCCGAAATGGATTACATGGCACAAGCCGGGCAAAGCTTGTGGGGCCGTTTGTTCGATAATTATTCCAGCTATACGAATAAACAGCTACAGGAGATCATCGTTCATGCACAACAGGTCTTGGACTATGTAAATAATACGAAGTTCGAGGATATATCCCCCCGGTTCGGTATGTCTGCGGAACAGTTGCAGAACCTAAAAACCAATGCTGCCGACTTATCGGCAGCATATGACGCATTAGGCGGGAGACTGGAGCTATTGGACAAACAAAATCCATTCGGCGCCATGATTCGATCCTCCCAGTTGTTGAAGAAAAACACGGCCGAAATAGAAAAAGCGGAACGGGAACTCGCGAAAGCACAAGCCAGCGGCGATAAACAAGCCATCGAAGATGCCCAAAAAAAACTGGAGGGATTACAGCGGCAACAAGCATTATTAAAAGGCGGATTAAAGTCCGCAGCACAGGCGGCAACGTCTTATTTGGGCGAAGTAGGCGATTCATTGCAACGAATCGGCGAGGCTGCGGGGGATGCCGATCTTGCCAGTTTCGGTAAAGCGCTTTCCGAAGTATCCAATATAGCGGATAGATTTATATCCGGCGATGCTATCGGAGGAGTAATATCGACCATTACAACCGGACTTTCTGCGATCTTTTCCAGTCGGGCCAAATACCGGGCCGCACTCAAACAGATGCACGACGATCAAATCGCCTTTGCTCACGAATACAGGCTTCTGTTATCGGATATTCGCTTGGAAGCAGAGGGAGCGTCCAATGCCTTTAGCGATGATATTTTTGCTAAAGGCATCGCCGCCCTGAAAGAGATGAGCGACCTTTACGAAAATTTTCTTGACCTGGTCAATAAAGATGAAGGCATACAGGCCAGTCGGCAGGGTCCATTGGGGAAAATCCAGCAAATAAAGCAGGAAATCAGGGGAATTAATACCGACTTGCAGAATATTTGGATACAAACCCGTCACGGAACTTGGTTCCGGTCGGCAAAAGGCGAATATCTCAAAGACCTATACCCGGAACTGTTCGAGGGCCCGGAAGAACTGGGAGGCTTCAATGTCGAAGCGGCCCGCGCTCTTTTGGAAACCAATAATCAGCTAAACGATGAAGCAAAAAGGCAACTTCAGGAAGTTGTAGATTTGTATGACCAATGGCAGGAAGCCGAAGACCAATTCAAAGAATATCTGAACTCTACCTTCGGGGAAATCGGGGATAGTTTGGGCGATTCTATCGTGGAGGCGTTCAAAAACGGGACGGATGCGATGGAGGCGTGGGGGCAGAGCTTTAATAACGTGTTGGAAAAAGTGGGGAAACAGATGATGCAAACACTGTTTTTTCAGAAATATTTTGACCAACTCGAAGCGGATTTGACCCAGCTATATAATGATTACGGAGATGATCCGAACGTATTGGCCACAAAAATACCTGAATTGTTAGGAACTTTTTTCGGGGGAATGGATGATGTTGTGGGGAAAGCTGAGAATTGGTGGAAAACATATAATAAAAAAGCTAAAGAGTATGGATTCGATCTGCTCGGGAATGATACGGAAAAACAATCCGCTACTTCCCGGGGGTATCAAACGATGTCTCAAGATACTGGCAATGAGCTTAACGGTCGATTTTCGGACTTGCAGATGAAAGGACAGCAGATTATTGATATCAATACAGGTATCCGCGACATCGCATCCGAAATACGGCAACTTCAGGTAGAATCCCTCTTAGAACTCCGAGGAATAAATGAAAATACCGGGAATACGGTAAAGGTACTTAAGAAAATCGATGAAGGCGTGCTTCGTCAAATCAGAGATAAGTTATAAGTAGCGTAACAAAAATACTGAGCGGAAATTTCCGCTCAGTATTTTATTTGCAATATCCCGCGATTTTCATACATTTACGGGACGATGTTAGATGTTTCTTTCTTTGTCCCCGTATAGGTTTCCGAACCTTGCGGGGACTTTTATTTGCCTATTACGCCCTTATGGTTATTGACTTGCTGCTATACGAGCGGAAATTTCCGCTCGTTGAATACCTTCAGCCGTAAGAACACCTCGACAATGTCCGTGATATTTTGCGAATTCATTTTGCCGCATACCGATAACAAACGACCATAAATTACGCATAAAATATCCGAAACATTTGGCGGGGGGGGGAATTTCGTAACTTTGCAACCAGCACACAAACCAAATACTTTAACGACATGAGAAAATTTCTACTTTTATTCGCGGCTATTGCTTGCGCGGCGCTTGTCGGATGCTCAAACCCGGAAAAGCAAGCCAAAAAACTCGTAAGACAGCAATTGAAAGAAACATTGCACGATTGGAACAGCTACGAGAGCGTCAAATTCGGCACTCTTGATTCGGTATATACTACTGTTTTCGATAATCCCGAATACAAAATCATG